ACATCTTCTTCACGACGAGGAAGCCAGAAGTCATAGAAGACTTCGAAGTGTTCCATCATGTAATCTTTTTCTTCTTTGGTGAGATGGTGAGAAAATTTTCCTCGTACCATATTGATTAAGTCTTTACCTGTGAGCATCATTGACGTAGCTTAGAGTGGACAGCATCCTTGATGGAATTATAGTCCGAATAGTTCTGACTGTCAAGATCATTGGCATCAAAGACCTCATCAAAGTTAGTCTTCTCAAGGATCTTGTTCTTGATCTCCAGTTGTTTCTTCTCTTGGGAGATCCTTCTCAAGAAGGCATAGTAGATAATCTGGGTGAAGTATGCAAAGGGATTCTTTGACTTCTCTGGATTGAAGTTGTGGATATATCTTACACAGTTTTCGATACCATCACAGATCATATCATCCTTGAACATATAGTTCACGAAGTTAGGTTTGTATGATAGATGGTTTGCAATCTTCAAGAAACACTCACCAATGTACCTAGGAATAGGTGGCTTTGGTTTACCCTGTTCTTCAAAACGTTTGATCTCAGCAAAGTAGTTCTCAAGAGCATTGAGAAACTCTTTGTTGTTAACGTAATGTTCTGATCGTTTTCCTCTAGGCATTGGTGGAGATAAAGTTCTGGACATTGTTTATAATAAAAAGTTATCAATATTATATCAAAATATTCAAACAATGACAAGTGCTTGACAACATCTAAAAATCCCTATAGAATATCTTTGTTAGGTTTAAAGGGTTGGCTTTAGCTATTATTAAAGATCTTCTCTAAGGATACTTTGGCTTCATCTACAGATGTGATGTAACCCATCTCTTTAGAGAGTTTAGAGTAGTTAGTCTTGTTCATCTTTCTGATGAAGTCTTGATAGAAAAGAATAATATCAATATCTGTAGATTCAGACATAGTTAATACATTATCCATATCTACTACAAACATATCATCAGTAGTAGACTTTAACCAAGGTTCAAATTTGTAACCTGTTACCTTACCTCTTGAGGTAAGTTCTTCAACGATAATTGGATTAGAGATGATGAGCATTGTTCTGTCACCCTCTTCAGAGGCAGCTACCTTACAGAATATCTCTTCACCTGATTTAAATTTAATTGTTGAGTAGAAATCATCTTCAATCATACTCCTCCTCCTAGTCTTTTAGATTGACTGATATAATGTCATAGTTGAATTGTTCTGAAACATATATCTTCACTCTTTCAATAAAGTGATTCAAGGTATAGTTTTTCCTTGATCCCTTTGTTGTATCATCAGCGATGTCATACAGTCTTGCCTTGACCTTATCTTTGCCTTTGCGTAGGACTCTACCAATACTCTGAAGGTTTCTTACCCTAGATTTAGATGGAGAGGCAAAGATGACATTGTGTAAGTTTTTTATATTGATACCTGTAGAGAAGGTGCCGTAAGATGCAACGATAATAGCATCTTGTTCTTGTTCAGTAATCCTTCTTACTTCTTCTCTATCTTCAGCATCAACACCCCCATGGATGAAGAATACTTTTCTCTTATCCGTGGTGTTTTTATTTATCATATCAAAAATTATCTGTCCATGAGTCTCTACTCTGGTATATAAGACAAGAGTGTTACCTTTCAAGTCACATGCTAGATTAGAGATAAACCTATTCCTTCTCTCATGACCAATCAGATATTTAATCTCATCCTCATAGGTATCAAATACCTGTGGTGTATGCTTCAGGACAATACACTGAATATCAAGTGTAGCAAGGTGTCCTTCATCAATGAGTTTCTTAGTTCCTGTAACCTTATAAGAAGGTCCAAAGAGACCTTCTAACACCCACTTATGAGTCTGTGTACCATCCAATGTACCTGTGAAACCATACCTATATTTGGCATGATGACACTTGTCCATGATACCGATAAGTGACTTACTTTTAAAAAGGTGTGCTTCGTCACCAATAATAACATCATACTCTTCAAAAAAGGCGCGATCCAATTGATATACTGACTGCCATGTGGTGATGGTCACCTCATTGGTATTGACTCTCTCCCTACCGGCATAGATCCTGTGACAATGGTTCTCTGCATCCCATCCATATTGTTGGAAGTCTTTGAACATCTGTTCTACAAGTGATGTAGTGGGGACTACAAGTAGAACCTTTCTCTTCATACCAACATGGAATCTGACAATCGAGTAAATCATAAATGACTTACCAGATGCAGTTGGTGAGATAAGAAGTTTTCTGTTGTACCTCAGAGCATCATGGACAGCATCAATCTGATAGTCTCTGGGTCTAAGGTCTGTGATAGATGAGATGTAATCTTTGACACCCTCATGGTTGATCATCTCATTCACTTCGAATGGAAGACCATAGAACTTATTATTTCTAAACTGATATTTGTATCCCGCATTCTCACAGAAGGCAACGACCTTATCAAGAAGACCCACATAGATCCTCTTAGTTTTCATATTGAATAGATGTATCTCTCCGTTCCAGTTTCTCTTACGGAACTGAGGCATGAACTTAGCGTTCGGAGCTTCAAACGTGAACCTATCTCTCAGTTCATATTCAATATGAGGTTCTGTTGTAATCTTGAGATAAACTTCGTTTATCTTTTCAATGATAAGGTCAGCCATACCCTTATGGGTTCACTGACATTATTTAGGAATCATTATGGAACCTGTAATCCAGAATCATTCTGTATAAGTTATCTCTGATTCTGAATAGATTCTCTTGTTCGTATGCCTCACCACCAGGCCATCTTGCAATCTGAGTACAAACACAGGCGTAAAGTGTTCTTATGTCTGCAATAGACATATCTATGGTGTAGTCTGGCACGTATTCTTCGTTCATCCTAACCCCGAATTGAAACGCATAAACTCAATGCTGTTTTTAATGTGATATGTTCTATTGGTTATCTGTTTCAAGATACTCTCAATATAAACGAGCATTGTATCATAGTAATCAATCTTCAACGAAACTCCTGAGAGTCTCTCATCTGCGTCCAGATATTTTTGCATAGTGTCTTTATCTCGGATCTTTTTGGGAAACGGATCTTTGACATATACTTCTGGATCAGCTTTACCGGAGAAGTACTCATAACGTTCATGACGAATGTTTTTTCTTTGTTGTTCCGCCTTCTTCCTCAAAAGAAAGAGAGTATTATATAGTTCAAAATATTTGGCGTGAAGACTAGGAATTTTCAACGACTCGGTATGTAAGTTGTCTATATCGATCTTTGCGTCTTCATTCCACATCTTCTGGATAGTATCCAGATCAATCATTAGCAACAGGTTGCGGGTTCAATGTTGTATATAGTATACTTGAAAGAAACCTCAGCTGTCAAGTATTCTACGTCAGAAACTGTAGCATCAAACTGAATATCTGACAATGCGTAGGGGAATAAGTCTTCAAACTTTACATAGAATATTGGTTTGTTAAGTTGACTCAGAATTGTCAGTGTTCCATCTGAGTATAGATTCAACATATCGTTGTCACCATTTATGTTTCCTGTCTTTTGGAAATCATAAATCTGAGTGAGTGACTCGGGGAATCCAATACCTCTAATCCAATTCTGAACTTCAAGATAATTTTCTAGGTTCTCATCAATCAAAAATCTGAGACTGAGATCACCAAACTCAATCTTCTCACCTGGTCTTGGGATGTCGGTGAGGTAGTTAGTCTGTTGAGCAACACCAAGATTCAATGATGGAACATTGATCCTATTTCCAAAGTATGAAATCTTAGGTGCTCTTTGTACCTGGAAAAGAAAACCAGTGGGCGTTAGAAAATTCCTATCAGTAATCTGACTGGAGAGTGGTGTTTTTCTTCTTTTTGTTGTACTAGTGGCCCTAACTCTGGGTGGTTTGGTCTTAGTACTTGGTAGTTTAGCCATTTATCATTCCGAAACTACAGTAGCTCCACCATCTTTTAACTTTGTTTTGAGTTCATTAGCTTGTTCTTCTGACTCAAATGTAGATCTATTATCATAGACATCAGTCCACCTTGTTTCATCCACCGCATAGACAGTGGTCTTTGTAATTTCGTTAATCTTACTGATGTGATAAGCCATATTGATATTGCTACCAGTTCCTATTTATCATCAGTTTGACAAAATGGTATGCAAAAAATATTAGAGAAGACTCAATGACAATACCACTAACGATTATAGTGGTTCTCCAGATAAAATCTTTTCTCCAATATTCACGACGAGATTCAATCACTTCAATACCTTGTGAGCAGTCCCATCACCATCATACTGGTCTGTGTCATAGTATCCACCCTCCCTTATACCAAAGTAGATTGTTGTCAAGACGAATGGGATGGATATCCAAATTAAAAATTGTCCTAGTAGATCATTCATTTACAACGGTTGCATTTTTAAAAGTCCCATTTGCATTAGAAACATATTTGTCACCAATCTTTTGGGTAGTTGGTGCTATTCTACTATTAGCTTCTTCTTCTGTGTCATAAATTTTACGATCATTAAAGGATTCTACCCATCTCAGATCACCAGCATAATACATCGTCTGACCTGTCATTATGCTTTTTCGAGTAATGTGGCTAGCCATGATTGTGTTTTTAGATATTTAGTAGTCAACTATCTTTTTATACTTTGGATTTCTCTTCAACTCTTCTTCCATCAACTTGGTATGTTGCTCTACACACTTACCCCACAGTTTTCTATATCTCTCTGCCTTCTTTTCATCCTTCAAACCATACTTATAGTTAAACCAGTTTTTCCACAGCACAGCACACTTATCACTTAATTTTTGAAGGTGTGGTTCTTGATACATCATGGCAATAAAAAAGGAGACCCGAAGGTCTCCTGTATATATCTCCAATCGGAGAACCGATATCACATCAGGTTCTTGACGGCTACTCTTCTGTAGTAACGGTTGGAGTTAACTCTGAGTCTGCCCAGACCTTGGGTAGTGCCTTCAGCGAATGGGTTAGCGACAATACCATATCTGGTCTTGAAGCCAATTTTTGGCTGGAAGGTGTTCTCACCAACGGCTCTAACCATTTGGAGAGGAACATAAGGACAGTAGAATAGTCCAGCGTCATAAGGTGAAGTACCCTTATAACCGGCGACGTAGTACTGGTTACCACCGTTAGTAGCGGTGTTACCAGCGGCCAGGTTAGCCGAATATGGGTCAATGTAGACGCGGAACTTACCATTGATGGTACCAGCGAAGGTGTTGCCGGTGTCGTCAACGTTCAGGTTAGCGTTCAGAGCTGGGGTGTAATCGAGGATACCAGCCATGGTCAGAGCTGAAGCTACGTCAGCTGAACACATGATGATGTTACCCTTTCCTCTACGAGTTCTTTGTGCGATCGCGTTAGCGTCTCTCTCGATTTGGAACAGAAGACCCTTGAACTTCTCAACAGACCAACGACCATTGGAGTCGATATCCAGGTCGAATACACCAGCGGTAGCGGTGTTGCTGACAGCACCCTGTTCAGCGATCTTGTAGATGGTTCTGATGACTTCACGGTTGATTTCAGCCAGAATCTCAGTTGACAGAATGTTAGCCAACTCAGCTTCAGCGTTCAAGCCATGGATAGCCTTGAGGTCTTGAGCCAGTTCCAGTGAGTACTCAGCCTTCAGAGCTCTGCTCTTAGCTGTTACGGTAACTTTCTCGATCGAGAAAGCCATCTGGTTGAACTGGTTGTTAGTACCATTACCCAGGTTCTCAGCGTCACCTGTGACCATACCCTGACCTACGTTGTAGGCTGTTGAGGTAGCGGTTCCAACAGGGTTCAGAACTGAAGGGTTAGTACCAGACTGAGAATCAGTACCCAGACCAGCGTTGGCGTCGGACATACCGGCGGTGAGGTCATTGCCATCATCCTGACCGGAGAATGCGGAATCGACTTCGTTGTAGAATGTCTCGGTACCAGACTGATCGGTGTAACGTGATCTCATCGCGAAGATGAGTCCAGTAGGACCGGACATTGGTTGAACACCAGCCAGGTCATAAGCGACCAGGTTAGGCATTGAACGTCTGATCAGGGAGATCAGAACAGGGTCGAAACCGGCGGTAGGACCAGCGGCTGCTGAGGTACCACCGAAACCACCAGATGCACCAGCATCATTAGCGTGGTTGGTTGGGGTTTCCATCAGGCTCAGACCTGAGCCAAATGCTTGCTCCTCACGGAGGAATTTTTCTTGGTTTTCGAGCAGGACAGCGGTGACAGCTCTTCTATGGGCGTCCTTGATAGGATCTACACCTTCATAGTCGAGAAGTGGACTCCACTTTTCCTGCAGATGTTCGGATTGGAACATTTGCTTTTACCTATAAGTTAGTTGTTTGTTTGAATGAATGTTAAATTCACTTTTTGAAAGCACCCAGTGCTCTCATGTATTGATCCATACCTGTTGAGGTAGGAGCAACGGTTGAGTCAACACCCTCTGAAAGAGTTTGTGGTGCTTCGGTTTTTGTAGTTGAAGTCTTGGAGGAGAAATATGACTCCTTCAAA